GTCAACGCGCTGATGAATGCTTGGCGCTGAAACGTATTTACGAGCGACGTAGCATGTTGGAGAGTACTTAGCTCTCTTGCAAGTGCAAAAACTTTTTAACGTGATGTCAGTCGCATCTTTTGTGATGTCAGCTGGCATGGTTGCTGGGTCGGTGCTGCTCTACACCCGAATTCCATCGCTGACGAAGTATTACATGAGTGAGCTGACGTTGGAGATGACGGAGGTTCTCACCAAGATGGTGCCTGGGAAGCTCGATGAGGTCATGCCAGAGTTGCCGACCACTACTGGTCCGGCTGTGCCGTTCAAAGTTCCATGAGTGATCAGATCAACTCACCAGCGCATTACACCAAAGGTCGCGTTGAGGCGATTGATGTAATTGAGGACGTTGTAGCTGGTGCGCCTGACGCTGTTACCGGCTACTTGGTAGGGCAAACGCTCAAGTATCTGCTGAGGGCATGGCACAAGGGAAACACCATGCAAGACCTGCAAAAGGCAGCTTGGTATCTCAATCGCGCTATCGACAGATTCAACCCTTAGGTGATCATCTTGGTGTTGGCAGTTGGATCATCGTCATGAGCTTCAGGGCCGAAGCCTTCAGCCTTGATTTTCGCCATGTTCAGTTCTGGCGCGGGTGCTTGAGGTTTCTGGTCAAAGGACGCAAGCCATTCGCGTAAGGCATCACCAGTTGGCGTGCCTTTCGGCCATTTCACCCACTTGAGGATTGCCTTGTGATCAGTGAACGGCCTAGCAGTTTTTCCGCACATTACGGTGTACACAACAGGCGGTCCTTCACGTCTGCGGTTACGTTCGATCCAGAGCTGACCTGCTGTAAACCGTTCTGACTTCATGCCGGAGATTCCTGAGATTGGGGTAAATGCAATCGGCGTTCCAACGATCTCTGTAGGTCAGCCAATCCCACCACCTGTTTTACCAGCAGCACCGCCAGTTACGTCTACGCGGTTTCCAGTTATTGATATGCCTGGCTGCGTGCGGGCCAGGATTGCTGTTGGCAATGGAACGGAAACGTTTGAAGAAGATCCACGCGGCAACGTGACGTTGTGTACTGGAGCCGTGCCTGTCTTTGAAGCGCCGGATTACAGGCCGCGTGACTTTACTTGGGTTGAACCGCCGAAGGCAGATATAAAAAAGCCGGAGGTGGCGGCTCCGGCTCAAGATGGTGTCTCTCTCCCAAAGCCGGGTCGCGATCCCGACATTCCAAAGGTGCCAAAAGATCCGCCATGTCCTCCCTTTGGATCAAAAGAAATCGGATCGTTGAACAAATTAGGGACAAAGGTTCTTGCTGGATACGAGCTGCAGGATGGCAAGTGCGTGAAGCTTTGGGATCCGGTGCCTGTTGGGCAGGTGATTCAAAACTATGTGCCTGACGCTGGTCCGACAGTGTCAGTTGCCTTGACTGCTGCGATTGCAACGACTGTGGCAATTTTTGCCAAGCCAATTGCGTCAGTACTGCAGAAGCTGGCAAAGCCTTTGACAAAGAAGGTAGTGAAGAAGATCAATCAGAAGCTTGGCCGTAAGGAGAAACTGGAATCTTTACAGGAGCGGCGGGCTGTGCAGCGTCACCGGAATCAAGCCATTCGCGATCTAAGACGGGCTTTGGGTAAATGATCTTGTGAGTGTGATCTTGTATCGCCTTCGGCTTTAGGACAACATCAGCGCAGATGGAATAAAACGGCGAAGTCTTGGCAAAACCGTAGCCACCCTTTAGGGCCTCAGAGCACGCTTTTAGCCGACCCATCTCGTAATTCAAACGTTTGTCAGCCAGGGCTTGTTCGTACAGCGCAACCTGTTTCCGTTGGGCGTCCTTACATAGGTTGATTGGTCCCCAGTCCAATGGGATTGAAAAGGTGGCTGTGATGCCAAAGTTATTGCTGAAATTTTGGCGGTAGCCTGTCCTCTGCGGCTTGTAATAGAGCACATTGCCAGGATTATCAGGAATCCCGTCTGGGCCATCAAGGCCTGTTTCTGGGTCGATTAGGCCAAAGTTGTCACTGTTGTCGTAAACCGGCTCTTGATAATACTGATTGTCTGGATTGCCAAAAGAGTGCGTAGTCGACGCAAAAGGAGAGATGTTGAGCGTGGCCCCATCGCACTGGATGCCACTGCCGACTGAATACTTCATGTATTGGCCAGGCGTGATCTGTACGGCCTGGTTGACCACTGAGCCACTGCTGTTTGAGACAGGGCTTGCGGTTGCACTAACTTGTGCTGCTGCAGGAGCGGTGTAGATAAGGCTAAGCAGCAGAGCAGACGCTGTTGCTCTCATTGACTAAAGGTACTGGTGGAGTCGATGACAGTTTCGGTAATAGTCTCGCGATCAATTATGACCTTTTCAATCAAGCCAGGCGTATTAAGTGTCTCGACGAACTGAAATGCAGCGCCTGGAACTGATTGTTTCCAGCTGGAACGACTGGAGAGGTTGATCTTGTTGCCGCTAATCGATGGACTAACGACACCACTGGTTGGCTCAACACCTGTGCCGCTCACCGTGTACTCAAATCCACTGCGATAAGACTCGGAAACGATTGACTCCTTGACAATGGTTTTTGACTCCGTGTGGGACGAGACTACGCCTTGGCTGAAGTTAGGCACGACCGGCACAGCCATTGCCGACGATGGCAACAGCAGCAAAACAATCAGCCGTCTCACCGTGTTGTCAGCTCGCTAATCACCTGTCCAATAGCGCTGGTGTTACCTGCACCTGGCGAAATCGTGACAGCTCCTGCTGTAGTGATAGTGCCAGCCAAGCCCGTGTTAGTGCCTGCAGCTGTACTGGTGACATCGCCAAAGGCAGGAACTTCACCAACCGTTGGGGCTGATGTTGGAACAGCGTCACCCTGCGTGTAACTGGTTGCAAAACTGAAAGCGTTGCCGCCAGTTGCCTGCGTTGCGTCTGGGATTGTGATGGCATTAACGCCATTCGTGGCAGCGCCAAGACCACCAAGAGCATCGCTAGTAGTTGAGCCACCTGAGGTCACGCTGGTGTCGACGCCGGTTCCGCTAATGCTGTAGCTATTGCCGACGCGAATAGCGCGAGTAGAAGCACCGCCAACCTCCAGTTGCACTGAGCTTTGGATTTTGTGCGTTAAATCAGCATGAGCAGGCAAAGCAGCCGCCAATGTGATTCCCAATACCAAAAATGCGCGGGTCATTTGATGCCGGTTTTGGAATCTTTGTTCTCAACGATAACGCTCTTCTCTTCTTTCTTCTTCTGGCCGTTACGGCCCACAGAAAGGCCGTAGCTAGCAGCCGTCGAGCTGAGCAGCGATGCGCTGAAGGTCACATCGATCGACTGCTTGAAAATGCCTAGGTAATTAGCGGTAATCACGCCCATAGCCCAGACCATAATGGTCAGCCGGACAAAGTCGCCAAGCCATCCATTGGAATGATCTTCCTGCTCTTCTGACTTCGTCTCCTTAGTCTCTGCCATGATTGAGCGAGTGTTAGGGGCGGGTCATGGTTGAAGTGTGGGCCGCCGTAGCGGGTGCCAGTGTCACGGTAGCTGGCCTAGGTGTTTCAGGCCTAAACCGTCAGAGTCAACAGGGCCGTGATTCTTTGGTGCGCCTCACAACGGCTGTAGACAATTTGTCCAGCAGACTACAAATACTGCACGACGACATCAAAACAAAAGACGTTGAGGTGTTTGCACGATTAAATGAATTGGAGCGTTCAGTAGCGCGACTGGAAGGTCATACCGATCGGCATTAACGTAAAGGTGGCATTTAAGGCAAAACCATGCTTTTAGTCCTCAAGCCAATCTTGATGACCATGTGGAAATCAAGAGCTTTCAAAGAGCTGATTGTGGCAATGCTGGAGAAAATCGTTGCAAGGACCGACAACGATCTGGACGACTTGGCCGTCAAGCATGTGAAGGAGTTGCTGCTGCCTGACACAAGGATTGAAAAGTAGGTGTCATCCGGCATCATCCAGCTGACCTTGCTTTTCATAGGCGTGGCCTTCGCTCTACTGCCGTTCTTCCAGTTTTTCCGTGGTACGCCCCACCAGTTGGCTGCAATTAAGGAGCTTGAGCAGTCAGTGCCAAAGGGACTACTGGAGGAAGACGCAGACTGGTTTCAGGCGTGGAAGGAGAGCGGGTATGACCAGCAGATCTACATGCCCTACTTCAAGCAACTCGATAACAAGACAGGAACTGGCTATCGAGAGTGTTTCAGCTCAGCAGCAGCCATGGTGGCTGCCTATTACAAGAAAGTTAAAACAGATGATGAGTACAACGAAATCCGTGCCAAGTACGGAGACACGACCTCAGTAGATGCTCAGTTGGCAGCCCTACGCAGTCTCGGCTTGCAGGCTGAGTTCCGTAAAGACGGTGATGCCGAGTTAGTTGAGCACGAGGTCGAGCACGGCAGGCCAGTCATTGTTGGCTGGCTGCATGCTGGAAACATGCTTATCGGCGAGCGACCAATGTGTAACGGCTTGGGCTGTGGACACTATTCCGTGATTAGCGGATATGCAGGCAAGAACAGCAATGACCCAGAGTGGATTATGCAAGACCCTCGTGGCTATCCCGAGATGGAAAAAGGTGGGCATAGCAACCCACACTTGGGACGCAATGTCCGAGTCAGGCAGGCTGCGTTTTACCAGCGTTGGCAGGCAGATGGGCCTAAAACAGGCTGGGTAATCCTTGTTAATGAGTGAGTTATGAAAAGGCTTCTTGCTTCAATCTTCGCTTCAGCCGCAATTGTCACGCCAGCCTTCGCAGAGGACAAAGTCAAGTCTTGGCGGAGCTTTGATTCAGTTGGCTGCATGATGCTGAGAGAATGTACCGAGGGCGTAAGACAGGTCAAGAGTTGGGAAGATTTTGGGCCTGAGTATCAAATTGCTGCGTCAGAGCTGGATAAGATTATCCAAGCGATGGACAAGGTTGGGGCGGCAATTTATATCGCAGATGAGAAATACTTTGCTTTGCGCATGCGCGGCGTATATGACGTCCGTGGTAACAATATTTTCCTTAACGAGTTCTACATTGATCAACCGACAAAAATAATTCAGGTCATTAGGCATGAAGGCTGGCATGCTGCTCAGGATTGCATGGCAGGCACTCTGGAAAACACTTTCACTGCTTTAATTCATCCAGAAGAAGCAGTGCCTGATTGGATTCGACGTGGTGCAGAGCGCACTTACCCAAAAAATGTTTTGCCCTTTGAAGCTGAAGCTATGTGGGCAATGTATGTGGAGAATAAAACTGTCGAGGCTTTGAAGGTTTGCGGCAGTTCTAAAAAAATGTGGGAGCACTACACCCCTACGCCCTTGACCGGAGAATGGTTGAAGAAAAAGGGTTTTATGTAAATCTCAAATCTGGCCAGCAAGGAGATAAGCATTAGGATTGCGTTTTGCACCTCAGGGAATGGCAGTTCTGTGTGACTGGGAGATCCAAGCTCGTTGCCGCAAAGGCGACATGGTCGTCCCGTTCAACCCAGAACTGCTGAATCCAGCCAGTTTGGACGTGCGCCTGGGCGATCACCTAATGATCGAGAGCATCTACAGCCCTGAGCTGATTCGTATCGACATCTCAGACAGGACAGAGGATGAGCCGTTCATGCTTCAGGCCGGCGAATTTTGCTTGGCTGAGACACTTGAGCTGTTTAACTTGCCCAACGACATCAGCTGCCAATTTGTACTCAAGTCAAGCCGTGCAAGAGATGGCGTTAATCACCTTCTCGCTGGCTGGTGCGATCCAGGCTGGCACGGAAGCAAGCTCACGCTCGAATTGAAGAACGAGCGCCTGCATCATGCAATTGCGCTGTATCCCGGCCTGAAGATCGGTCAAATGGTCTTCCATGCCATGTCAAACACCCCAATGCACAGCTACGCAGAGACAGGCCATTACAACAACCACTTGACAGTCATGCCCTCTGTGGCATGAATTGATAAGAATCTTCAGGGCTATGGGCTGGGCTGACTGGATGGTCGTAACTCAGAGCCTTGAAGAGGAGCTTGAGCTTGAGAGGAACGTCCGCGACGTTCAAAAGTGCGACGACGACGAGGCACTGCGCACTATGTGTGTCTCGTTAGTCCGCACTAACTGGCATCAAGCCAAACTGCTACAGCAAGCTGTTGGTCACATCGCGGAACTTGATGCCTCAGATGCAGCTATGGAGCTGTAAGCGAGGCTCACCAGCTCAAAGAACTGTTTTGCCGCCCAGTCTTTTGAGTCAGGGAAGTGGCGGACCATGCCGCCATATTGAACTAGCCA